ACCTTTGGGAATGCCCTCTGCCATGCAATAACATCAGTATCTTCTGGTTGCCAGTCTTGATTTGATTTAAGTAACATAATTCCCCCTATTGGAATTTGTGAGCCTGAAGCCTAGCCCATAATGATTCGATTGGCATGAGTTCGTCATGCTTTAAATATAACCTATCGCCATAACCAAAGTTCTTAGCGTGAGCAACTTTTTTAAAGTTAGCCCTATCCATCCACCCATTTACCTGCATCACGTTAGGGTCGCTTGTACGGCCAACAAGGATAGCAATCTGTGATTTAAACTTTTCCATGCTGTCAAAGATAAGGTTGCCGTATTCATCATTGGTAAACTTGACATCAATACTAAAGTCACCAAACCAAAGATCAACACCCCCATCAGTTAATACGTTAACAGTAGGCAGTTCCATGTGGAACAATCTGGCAACAGCAAATTCTGCCTTAAAACCGTATACATTTGCTTCCGTTCTAGACTGTTTCTTATTATCCAGTCTTGGAGCAAAGCCCTGCATTTCACAAAGCTTAACAGTATCAGCACCCATTAGTTGGCAGGTATGAGCGTCCTGTTTACTTAGACGTATTTTCAATGTACTCCTCCCCTAGAAACCCTCTAGCATCTTCGTCATCCATTTCGCCTATAGGACTCGCGTGACAATGATAAAGACTATCCTCACTTCCATAATAAAGATGGTAAGTTGAGATGTTAGCCTTTTCCTGACCATTTGAATTTAACACTTTGTCACAAGCTTCTTGTTCGCTATTAGCCTGAACTATGTATTCTCGAGTTTCAGCAATAACAGCAGTACATTTTATAATGTAGTTTTTCATAATTGATTCCTATGGTTCGGCAAGCCTCACCTGATGATTAATTATATTTTTTTTATTTAAACTTTTTTAAAGACGTTTTAACCCTTTAACGAGCAAAAGCCAGTAAATTTAAGATCAAAGGGCAAAAGCGACTTTGCGGTTAATTCTTGATCGTATCGTATTACCAAACTATTCACAGATAAAAACCGATTTAACTGTGAGGCTATGTGCGGAGGGTCAACCGCGTCTATGGCATTATTTAAGGTACTCGCCACCCGAAGGGTCATGTCAATTCATGACTGCTCTAGCCCGATCAATATACAAGTATTGGGGTTATCAACATAAAAGTAAACCCCTTAGTTAATTTATCTACAATTTAATGAACTCTTCTATCTCAATACCGAGCTTCACGCATAAAATTTGCAGGGTGTGCATCTTCATATTTTTGTTTGAGCGCCATCTTAGCACCTGTTGCGGAGAGCTATTTGTTAACCTTGCAAGTTCTCTGCTATTAATTGATCGTAATTTTTGAGCTTTCTTTAAGCAATCGCCAGCGTTAATTAATTCCATCGGTGTAAATCCTGTGTTAGAGTAATTGAGCTGGTTCCCCCGATCAGCAAACCTCCTATGGTTTCCCCCTCGCGAGAGGGGGTTTTTTAGCCTAGAAAGGTATATCTTCATCTAACTCTTCAATACTCATTTCAGCAACCTTACCCACGGGCGCGGCTGTTTGCCCGTCAGTGTAGAACACCTTAACATTGCCCAAGATGGGCGTTTGCACCTGCGCTTCACGCTCTTCCTTGGTGGTGCTTTGGCTGATAAAGCCGTTGTTTTCGTACTGATCTTGCTGATCGGTGTCTACAAAGGTAGTCAGGTCAAGGTAAACGCCTTTTGCGCCCTTGTATAGCCGAGCCTTGTCAATCTTACTAACGTCAATTCTTACAGATAATCCTACTTTCATGTCATTTTCTCCACTTGGTTTAGTATTACAGATACAGCCTTATTAACTTCTTCGGCAAGTTTTAATATATAACCCTCATCACGGCATAGTGTAACCATGACAGGGGGTATTTCGGGGTGAAAAGCAAAAGCGTCCCACGATGCGGCTCCTGTTACCATCATGCAACCTTGTATTTGCTGATAGTAAGCTTTCCCTAATGATTGCGGGTCACGGCTATACTTCACCATCGTTTTAGCCGCAGGGCATTTAATTTCAAGCCCAGTCATATACTTAGGGTTGTGGTAAATTATTCCATCAGGCGAGCAACCAAACTCTTCGCTGTCGTCAAGTATGAAGCCATGCTCTGTTACTTCGTAGCCAGTGATGTATTCGTAGGCTTCTCTTGCTTCAGGCTCAAGCTCAGTTCCTCGTTGCATGTGCTCATTGATGTAGAAAGGCTCAGATTTACCCGTAAGGCGCTCCGCTATAAGCTCATCAATATACCCGTCAGCAGATGAAGAGGGCTTTCCGGTGGCCGTCAAAAGCTTCCCAAAGTTACTTGCAGAAGGCTTACCCATTCTTGCGGCAAACCATTCTTCAGTCCCTTGGTCGTGATCCAAGATAATCATGCTTCAGTCCTTCGCTTGTTACGCAAAGCGTGCATAGCCCTGTCATATTGAGAGGCAAGCAACTTGTATGGACTTTCACACTTAAAATGCTTACAAAATGCATCAGTATCAGCGTCACGTTCATCCATAAGCATAATTAGATCAGCCGCCTGATGGTCGGTAATAACAGCATTAGCGACAACAGGGTTAATATCTTCTCCTGCGTAAATGTAGTGACCCAAGCCAAACATCGCAAAGCATTTAACCAAGCACCGCATTTTGCTGGAGTTGATTGCAAACTTGTCAGGGTTGGATATTGCCTTGTTTCTATGATCCATAACGGGTAGCCACATGTGGCGCATCATCATTTGATCTTGCTCGCTACCAGTGTGGATATGAACTACACAGTTGATTTCAACAGTGCCTGTATCCTCGCACTTATCCTCGCTAAAAGAATAATGCAACTCTGGGTAATGCTCCATCATAGTACCGTAAGCCCAAGCCCACGATAAATACGACAAGTTGCCTTTCTTTTCAACATGCTTTGATACATCAATAGCAGATAAAGTCTGCCAAACTTCTTTAGATAAGCTCATTTTGTCATTTCTCCTAAGATTTGTTCTAGCTCATATTGAGCCGCGTAACCCCTATCATAATCTTCACCTTTACCGCTAACGTGCGGTATGCCCTGAATGCAATGCATTTGACCTTGCATGAACGCCATAGCGTCAAGTACATCTTTGCCAGCATCATAATTTTCCATGATTTTTTTAATGTCCATCACTGTTCTCCGTTTCCTAAAATTTCGTTCCAATTAATTCCACTGTAATCAATGAAATCTCTCAGCATAAAAGAACACCCGTCAACCTCTGATTCAATTATTTGCAATACAAACTCTTCTACGTCATCCGCGGTAACTTTCTCTTCGGAATCGGTAACGTAATCGTCTATCATTTCGCTAAACCACAAGTTAATCAGCCAAGTGTTGCGGTTAGTCCATCCGTTATAATTTGTCATACTATTCCCCTTAACAGCAGTGTTTGTAAAAATAAGCCGATGCGCGCCAGTTTTTCTTAATTTGTGACTTGGCTTCTTCAAGGCTATCTGTTTCGTAAACCCAGCCAACTAAAGCATAAGTCCACTGGATGTTAAGCGCATCCCAAACGATGTCGTGATTGAAATACGTAATTGTGTAGCCGTCTTGATGTCCCATTGCGTTGCCCTTTATTCATTGATTGAAGGTGAAGTATGGGGGTTATCTATTAAAAAGTAAACTAAAAAGTTTATTAATATGCAAAAAAAAGCCCCACACTAGGCAGGGCGAGGGGGTTCAGAACACTATTCACGGTGTACGCGTTGTTGCGCACCCAAAGTATAGCTAATCTATCTGGTCATTAATAGCTCCAAATAGCCGGACTAGGAAACCCGTCTTCGGCAGTGCAGGCATCTAGGTGGATAAATCTACCTCCACCCTTCTGCTGTATCCCTATTCTTTGTATACCATGCTTTTGAGCCACTCTAACAATCTCTAAGGCGTTTTCTCCATTAGCTAACACATCTACCGCCTTTCCGGTTGTATGCGCTCCTAGATGCTCTTTACGGGCTTCTATGGGGTGCTGTGGGCATCGGTAAGCAGATGATAGGGCAAAGCTGAACCCGCACTCTTCGCGTATAGAGTTTAGGGTAGCTAAAAACCCTAAATCAAACTCTGTAGTATTACAGCCGCACTTGCAGGTTAACTCTTTTGCTTTAAAGAACCCGCTTTGCTTCTTCGGCGATTTATCCATTTTCATTTCCTCATATTCATCAACTTGCTCGCACCTTTGATACCGAAGCTTGAACTGATAGCTATAAACAGCAAGTATTGATACCACTCAGGCAAATCATTCAGTGCGGCGAACGCTTGTTCAACTCTATGTATTACCGACATATCATTTACTATTATTGCATACCCAACCATAAATATGGGGATCGCTAATATACAAGTCCAGAACTCGTCTTTCCACGAGTTAGCAGAAGCATCTACCATCTTGGCTTCCCAATCTGCGTCATTCTGAATTACATTCATCTTGGCTTCATGCTTGGCCTTGGACTGCTCGGCCTTGTTCTTCAAGAACCCGCCAGCAAGATCGGCAATAGGTGCTAGTAATAGCTTCAGCATCAGTACAACCTTTCAATTAGAAATAAACCAATAATCAAAGGATACATACCCCATAGCATCATTTCAGATTTCTTGAATCTCTCAGAGCCATCGTCTAGCCGTTTTTCTATGTTTGCCATTCGCACAGCGCACTCGCGTTCGTGAGCCTCTAGCTTTAGAAGTGCTTCCTTAACCGTTGCCATTCATGGCTCCTAATATTAGTGCGAATACAAAGTAAACTGCATAGCCAAGTATAGCTATCCCAGTGATCTGGATGCTATTCCAGAAGAATGCCTTACGCTTTCGTTCTTGCAGGTAGATTGTTTTTTCTCTTTGGGTAGCGATAGACCTGCGTAGCTGTACAAGTTCATTGTAGCCTTCTTTCCCATAGGTATACATCAGCAACTCTCGCAGTTCGCGCTCCATCTGCTGGGTGCGCTTATTTCGAGCGTATGTATTCATCGCTTCTTCATTAACAGACTTAGATGAAATAATCTTCTTGAACAGTGGTGGGTTATCAGCCTGACGTTTTGCTTCAGAAAGATCAGATACAGCGCCATAGAAACGCCCAATCTGTGTCAAAGTATCCTCAACATCTTTGCCAGCAGACACCATGCGTTTGATTGTCCCGAACGCGTTCACCGCTACCGACATTGCTGTTATTGGATCTATCATTATTACGCCTCTAGGCCATATCTTGCGTAACCCTTCGCTACGCTATATTCGAGTGTGTTCTTGTTAAATACGAATCCCCAAAATATTATTTCATCAGCATCAATATGGGTTGTCGGTGCGAACGGGTACTGTAGGTCATTGTCTCTACAGAAATTAGTGATGGTTGTCACAGATGCTTTGCAATACACATCAATCCAATCTGAAGACGTTCCATCCTGTTCGTGCGTGACAGCATAAAAACAGTCCGCTACAGGCAAAGCAGGTTTAGCCCCATCGTATTCTCTTATAACAACTTTAAGCTGGACGGCTTCCGTTACCAAATCAAACTTTAGGCCATACCAATGTTTCAAGTTACTATTAGGGTAGCTGGTGCCAAACGAAAGCTGTAAAGCCTCTGATGGAAACGCATCAAGACCATACCAGCTTATGCTCGGATTTGTATAAGGCTCTCTGTATCCTTCATAACGACCTACAAGATTATTCCGGCTTACTCCGAAAGGACTATACGCAGGGAACTTTTCTCTGAGCTCTTCTAGTATAGCTTTGCTTCCGTTTGCACCGACAGTGAAATCTTGTCTGACAACCGAGCCGCCTACATATACATCGTCCCGTAATTCGCGCCTGTGCTGAGAATAAAATGGCATAGCTGTATCTCTAATCTTCAGGAATGAGGTCGATGTCTTTTTGTGTGTACTGTAAAACTCTCAGCATATCTTCTAGGTTCCTAGCATGGCCTGCCTCTAGCAGGGTATCTAAAAAATCTGTACCGCCTTGCTTGGCTAATCCCCAAGCGACAATGTTCGCTTTGGTCACATCAGAAAACGCTACGAAGGATTCAGCATTAACATCGTCCACATCTAGTTCTGTTTTTATCAAAGCTACGCTGTGATGATCTGGCAGGCTAGTCTCAAAAAAATGCACTTCCCACTCAATATACTTCACAATATCAGTAAAGTTTTCAGTCGTAACGCAACCGACTTGTCTCAGCTCTGTAATGTAATCAATTGTCATGCTCATTTGCTAACTCCTAATGGTAAATTTTTAGCCAGCCCTTTTCTTAGCTTGGCGGCTCTATGCGATGTTTTTAATGCTACTGCTTCAGTTTTTTGTCGCGCATCAGCTGGTAGCCCATCTAAAAAATCTAATGCTGTTTCTAATCTATAGGCAAACATCTCGTTGCCATTAGCTGTCCCTTTTTCGTAAACAGAGGTGTAATTAAAAACAGATGCTTGCTCTCCTAACATACCGTAGTCCATAGCGACTCTTGCGCTGACAGCCTCTGGGATAATCACATCGCACTTATGGTTCATGTGCCTAGGCATTCTTAATCTTTTCACGCGACCAAGGACACCTGCATCACCGTCTGGTATTCTTACCCACCGACTTGGGTTGATACAGAAAACAGATAAATCCATCGACTTTTTGCTCAGATTGCTACCGATCAGCCCATATATATGCTTGTTATCAGGGTTATCTGTAAACACTCCTTCCCGACTCACGCATATGTCGTACTGCTCTAGTAACGATTTTTCTGGCAAATCGCCTTCTTGTATATCTAATATTACTCCGCTCTTAACAACCAAGCAAATCTCGTCAGAGTTCATTAGTGCTGTTCTTATAAAACCGCCATTATAATCAACTACATCAAACTCCCAATCAGGCATATTCTTGCGAATGCTATTAAGCGTAAGCTCGCTTAACTGATTGCATTTGATTACCAATATCTTTAGGCGCAATGTGTTCCTCCTGATCGTATTGCAGAAAAAATTTCTGTATCCGTTCTTGCGGTTCATCAATGCTCGCTGGAACAAGCCCCGAAGTATTGCAAGACAGAATCGCCTTCAGCTTTTCCGCGCTCAACTGTCCGTTATGCAGAAGAGATTTGTAAATAGCACTGTAGGTACACCACTGGTTATCTTTGCCAAACCTAT